TTACGGTCGTTTAATGAGTGAAATATTAGCTAACAAATTATCACCATCAACAGGAACCACAGTTACCTTAGGGGATTCAGGCGATACATTTAACATACCATCCGGTGTGACATTAACGAACAACGGCACACTGAATGCTTCAGCGATTACAGCTGGAACATTGCCAATAGCACGTGGTGGCACAGGATCAACATCAACAACATTCGTCAACGCAGCGACAAACATTACAGGAAGTTTACCCGTAGGAAATCTTAACGGTGGAACATCAGCTTCTTCAAGCACGTTCTGGCGTGGCGATGGTGCCTGGGCAGCAGCTGGTGGTGATAATACTCCTTATTTTCAAGTTTATAAAAGTGCCGACCAAGTAATAGCCAATGCGACATTCACAACAGTTACTTTTGAAACAGAACAATACGATAGTGGAGGTAATTTTGCTTCCAATACATTTACTGCACCTAGTGCTGGATACTATTTTATATATTCTCAATTAGTATGGAGTGGAGGAACAGACTCAAATTATTCATTAAATAGATTAATGAAAAATGGAAGTCCTATAAATTGGGTTGCGTGGTTCCAAGATTCTTCTAGTGGTGGTTTTGGTGGTAGAGTAATTTCTTTGTCTTCAAGTGATACTGTTACTGTTCAAACTTACCAACAATCTGGTGGTGATTTATCTTTAAGAGGAAGTTCTGAAGATGAATGTCAATTTGGAGGATATAAATTAATAACATGATAACAATTTTAAAAGGAGGTCTATATGGCAAGTCTATCAACTAAGATTAGTCTTTATTGTACCGCAAATAGCAAAACGGCTAGTTTCGGTCCAGAAAGCAATGTATCTTTACAGGATGACTCTGACGGTAATGGCCCGTACATAAAAGAATGGAACGTAGTAGGATTGGCACAGCCAACTGACGCAGACTTAACAACTTATGATGCGGCAGCAACTATTGAAGAGACAAACAACACTGTAAAACATACAAGAAAAGCGGCTTATGGTGATATTGGCGATCAGCTTGATGAGATATTTAAGGATATCGATGCGTGGAAAACACGTATTCAAGGGATCAAAGATGCAAACCCTAAAGGATAAATAAATGGCTAGCACGATACAAGTAGATACAATCAAAGACATTGGCGGTAACACCATAATCTCGAGCAATGGAAAGGGTGTTTTTTCTGGTGCACTGACAAGTAAACCTATGTGGTATGCAAAATCTGCTGCCAATCAAACAGCGATAGTAACAGCTACACAGACTAAAATAACTTATGGAACGGAAGTTATTGATACAGATAGTGCTTTTGCAACTTCAAGATTTACAGTACCATCAGGTGCTGCGGGTAAGTACTTTATTACAGGAACTATAACTTGGTTAAGTGGTGCGTGGACTTCACAACAAATTTTATCTATTTACAAAAATGGCTCTGGTGCTTATGCAGAATATAGATGGAAAGATGCAACAGATATGGGAATGACAGTTAGTGCAGTTTTAGATTTAGCAGTAAGTGATTATATAGAAATTTATGCGTATCAACCTTCTGGAAGCAATAGAGATACTTGGAGCTCACCTTATTCATTTTTTGGATACAAATTAATAGGATAATAATATGACATTAACAACAATCAACCTCGCAGCTTTAGGCGATACAATAAATTTAACAACCGAGGTGACTGGTACATTACCAATTGCTAATGGTGGCACGAACAGTACAGCGACAACGTTTGTTAACGCAGCTACTAATGTGACTGGTACACTAGCTACAGGCAATGGTGGTACAGGTGCAACAACCTTTGCTCCTGGAAAAATTTTACAAACTATAAATGTTGCGATCACTTCAGAGTATTCAACAACCTCTACTTCTTTTTCTGATGTAACAGGATTTTCTTTGAGCATAACTCCTTCAGCAGCTTCAAGTAAAATATATGTAGGAGTGTATGCTCAAATGTATAATAATGATACTGATACACAAAGTGGTGCTTCAACTAAATTTTTAAGAAATATAAATGGTGGAGGTTATACTAATTTATCAGCGCAAAGTGCTGGTATTTCAGCAATAGTTTCAACTGTTGATGCCTCTGCTGGAAGTAATAATGCACATTTAATACCTTTTAATGTTACTTTAATAGATAGCCCTTCTGCTACAACAGTCTGTAATTACAAGATTATGGGTGCTGCTTCGTGGGGTGGAACGGCAAGATACTGTTATGATAGTATATCTGGTTACATGTGGGCTATGGAGATAGGGGCATAAAATGGCACTAACACAAAATGAAAAGTTTGAAAAAGCAATTAAGAATTTAAAACTAAATACTGAAATGATTTGGGTAGGTAGTATAACAACTGAAGAAGATTTTAATAAAATAGAATGGGTAACAGATTCTGATGCAGATAATCATGCTATTAAAACTACGACCAATCCTCATTCAGAAATCACATGGACAGCTGTCAAAGCTGAAATGGATAAAACCTAATGGTCTTCGGCGCAGCAGCTTTTGCGACCGAAACGTTTGCTCAAGGTCCCTCATCATTTGGTAGCATCGTTGTTACACCTACAGGTGTACGTGCAACCTTTGGATTAGGTACTGTCACTGTAACTGGTAACAGTTATATAGAAGATGTACCAGGAGTAAGAGCTACCTTTGCGGTAGGTGCTCTTAGTGTCACAGGTGATGCTAACTTTACACCAAATGGTGTAAGAGCTACTTTTGCTGTTGGAAATACCACTGTTACAGGCGATTCTAATTTTACCTTAGTAGGTGTTCGCTCGACATTTAGCACAGGAGATGTTACAATAGAATCTAAATATGACGTAACTGGTGTACGTGCAACTTTTGCACTTGGATCAGTCGTTGTAACAGGTACTGCTAACGTTACATTAGAAGGTGTAAGAGCTACTTTTGCAACAGGGGTACCAAAATTAACAATATGGAACGGAGTTCCAGATGCCAACACAGATATCTGGACTATAGTACCAACAGGATAAGGATAAAATGGCAGATTCAGCAATATTAAATTTAAATCTTCAGACAACTGGATCTAATTCTGGAACCTGGGGAACTATAACAAATGAAAATTTAGAAAAACTTGAACAATCTATGAAAGGCTACATTGCTGTAGCTATTGGAGGCGCTTCTACGCAAGCACTTACGGTAGCGAGTGGGGGAACAGGCAGTGGAGTACAACAGCCAAACGCGGCATTAAAATTTACAGGTTCGATGGTTACAAATGTGACAGTGACATGTGAAGCTACTCCTATGTGGTATATCATTGATGATGCTACGACTAAAAATGGATACACATTAAACTTTGGTCCGACAGGAGGAACCCCTGTTCCTTTAGTAGTTGGAGCCAAACATATAATTTATACAGATGGATCTACTGCTTTTGATGTACTATCGGATGCAGGAAATGTTAAAGCAAATGGTACACTACAAGCAACAGGTGATGTTACTTTTAATGGTGGTGCTTTTTCTTTTAACTCTTCACAAGCTGACAAAGATGCAGTGTTTGCTGGTGATACACAAGCAAGCTTATTATATACAGATGCAAGTACAGATCGTGTTGGAATTGCAACCGCTTCTCCCGCTACTGTTCTTGATGTTGCCGGAACTTTTAGAGCAACAGGTGCTGCAACTTTATCCTCAACATTAGGTGTAACAGGATTATTAACCGCATCAACTTTAACAGCGACAGGAGTTGTAGAATTTGATGGAGGTAACTTTACTTTTAATGATGCAGGTGCTTTAGTAGACGCTAGATTTGAAGGAGATAATGACCCTAATCTTTTAGTTACATATGGTAGTTCAGACCGCGTAGGTATAGGAGTAAACGTACCAACTAATGCTAAATTAGAAATTAATCAAAACAGCGCAAGTGCTTCTATTTCTTGTTTATCTTTAGATCAAGATGATATTGATCACAACTTTATTCATTTTGAAGGAACGTCAGGCGGTGCTAGTGCTAATAGTATATCTTCTTCTACTGCAGAAGCTGCAGCAAAAGGTGGAGCTATCATGATTAATGTTAACGGCGCCATTAAATGGCTTAGATTTTACGATTCAGCTATATAGGAGTTTAGATGCCACTTGTTAAAATGCCTTTTCAACCAGGAGTAGATAAACAAGCTACTGAATATGGTGCTGAAGGTAAATGGTTTGATTCTGATAACATGCGATTTCGTTATGGTCTTCCTGAAAAAATAGGAGGTTGGGTTAAAGTAACAACAGATGCTTTAGTAGGAGCAACACGTGGAATTCTCACATGGTTTTCAAATGATGGAGACCAGTATACAATCATAGGAACTAACAAGAAATTATATGTTTATGCTAACGGAGCCTGGAGTGACATTACTCCTATTCGTTCAGCAACCAATGCTATCACTCTTATCACTACTAATACCACAGCAGGTACTTCTTCTAATGTAACTATTACTGATGCCGCACACGGGGCTATTACAGGAGATTTTGTTACTATTTCTGGTACACCAGGTACGGTTAATGGTATCACACAAGCACAACTACTAGGGGAATTTGAAATTATTGAAGTTATTTCTACATCCCAATATGTTATTACTACAACCGGAACAGCCACAAGTGCAAGTTCAGTAGTTATCACGGGTACAAATGCTTCTTATGAACTAAATACTAAACCCGCTGTTTCCGTAGCTGGATATGGGTGGGGAACAGGAACATGGGGATTATCCACATGGGGTACTTCACGCGCAGGAATAACTGGAGCGGAAGCAGTTCAATTAGATTCAGGTAAATGGTCTTTTGATAATTATGGGGAAGATGTTTTATGCCAACAGTTTAATGGAGGTCTTTATTATTGGGACACATCGGGTGGTGTAACGGTTCCAGCGACAGTTACCCCTGTATCTAATGCACCTACCAGAAGTAGATTTGTTTTACTTTCAGGTACAGATCGTTTTGTTTTATGTTTTGGAACAGAGACAACTATTGGTACAACATCATCACAAGATGATATGTTAATTCGATGGAGTCAACAAGATGATCCTAACATATGGATTCCTACATCTACAAATACCGCTGGTTTTCAACGACTAACAGATGGAAGTAGATTAATTAGTGCAACACGATCACGTGGTGCTGTTTTGATTTGGTCTGATACAGCTATGTACCAGATGCAATTAGTTGGTGCTCCATTAGTTTTTGGTTTTACACAACTAGGTGCTAAGTGTGGGTCAGCTGGGTTACATGCAACAGTAGATGTTAATGGCACAGCTTATTGGATGGGCCGTGATTCTTTTTTTGGTTTTGATGGTAAGGTAAGTAAAATTCCTTGTTCTGTGGAAGACTACGTGTTTGGTGATATTGATGAAGCTTCCCAAAAAGATACATTTGCTGCAGCTAATAGTGAATTTAATGAGGTCACATGGTTTTATTGCTCTAATGGATCATCACAAATTGATAGGTGTGTTACTTATAACTATGAAGAAAAAGTTTGGAATGTTGGAACATTGAATCGTACATCATGGGCTGACAAAGGTGTGTATAATTTTCCTTACGCTACAAGTTATGATGCTACAAATACCTCATCTACTATAACAACTATTAATGGATTAACACCAGGTAGAACTTTTATGTATGCACAAGAAAATGGAATGAACGCTGATGGTTCAGCAATGATTTCTTTTGTGGAGTCAGGAAGTTTTGTTATACCCCAAGCTGGTGAAAAATTAATGTCAATTAAAAAATTTATTCCGGATTTTAAAAATTTAGCAGGAACAGTTGATGTTTCTTTACGATTTAGATTATACCCTGCATCAGAACAAGTAATTAATGGTCCCCATGAAGTAATTAATACTACACAATTTGTAAGCACACGCGCACGTGGACGACAAGCAGCAGTTCGTATTGAAAGTAATACATTAAATTCAACATGGAGGTATGGTACTTACCGTGCTGATGTTCAACAAGATGGGATGAGATAATGTCACAAATAAATATTCCTCGTTTACCCCAAGCTCAAAAAGAATATGATCAAAGACAACTTAATCAAATGATTCAATCTTTGGATCAATTAATAATATTGCTTAATAGTACTTACACTCCGGAAACGTTGCGTAATGATGATCAAGCGTTTGCGTGGTTTAATGGGTAACGTATATACAAATTATAAAAAAGATTTAGCTACAAATGTTAATCCTGTGGTACTATATACAGTGCCAGATAAGGTTCAGGCTATAATTAAATCCATAAGAGTTAGTGATGACTCGGCTACTGCTAGTACGATAACAGTTACTATTACTGATGTAGCTGCGGGCGTGTTTAACTTGGCCCATGAAATGGTTGTAGGAGCCAATGTTCCCGTGGAATTATTAACTGAACCACTTGTAGCACAACAAGGAGAAATAATTACTGTAACACCAGGTCATGCAGATAGGCTGCACGTGGTGCTTTCAGTGCTTGAAATAAGTAATAATACTTGATATAAGGAATGAATATGCCTATAAAGGATGATAGTGTAATAGAATATGTAGAGATCAATGGGGAACAAGTTCCTAAGATTGTTGTCCCTGCAGAAATAACTATTACCAATACGCTAACAGGTAAGGAATACGGTTCAGCTAAAGAAGCTGATGATGACGTAGCTGACCCTGCAACCGACACACAATCACATCACATCAGACAAGATGTACGCGTGAGTGTCGCTATCCATAAAATTTTAGAGGGAGTTGTAGGTAAAGTATAATGGCAATAGACAATAGATTTGGCGGAAATATGGAGCAATCTAATTCCGGCATTAGAAGTTTAAGAAGAAGTCCGAATGTAGCTGTGACTGAGGATACCTTCCAACCAATAAATCCACCTGGTGAATTTAATAGTTTTGGAAGAAGTAATCCTAGACAACCAGGCATTGGTATACAAAATAATAGCGCTCCACAAGAAGAAAGTGGCTTTGAAAAATTTTTAAATCCAATACAAAATGCAGGACGAGGGTTAATGGATTTATTAGGATCAGGATATAACAAACTAGATGAGATACTGGATTTTAAAGGAATGAAAGAACAGATTCCTTATGTTTTAGATAATTTTATTCCAGGGTATGAACCAACAGAGGGTTATTATGACGACGATTATGATGGTGAACCGATGGAAGAATATCCACAATACGATCCAAACAATCCTAACCACTTTATGACACCAGAAGGTATGGATCCTGAATTGTTTATGCCAGGCGTAGAAACTTTGGAAGCAGGGATGGGAATGAATCCTTATGATGTTGCTGATCTTGATGATGACAATATAGCAGCTCAAATTTTAGCATCTCAAGGATATGGAAATGAAGATATTATAAGTATGTTATCAAGTAGGAGTATATAATGGGTTGGTTAGATGATGGATTTAAGAATGTACTTAAGGGTACTAAAAGTTTTTTAAAAAGTGATGCGGGTTTAGCGGCCTTAGCAATTGCTTCACCATGGTTAATGAGTTCAATGGCAGGAGCAGGAGCAGGAGCAGGAGGAGCTAGTACTGGT